TTTAGCAATGCCTGAAGCTTTTTCAAGGATCTTTATACAGGCTGAAAAAAGTTTTTTAATAAATATAATCGCAAAATCGAAAAGTATAACTAATTAATACCAAAAGTATAATTTTCAGCCACCAAAAGCAAAGCCCCACTTAAGGGGCTTTTAACTTAGGTTTAAAGGGCCATTAATCGGCTATTCCCTCACAAACTACTTGTGCTTTATTCACGGTCATACTTAATGCTCCACATTGCGCCTCAACTTGTACTGGTTGGTTGGCTGAGTATGATCCTACCCACACAAGAGTTATGTTCCTCGCACCGCCAACTGTACTGATTGACGATACAGTTTGTTCGTGAATAGTGCTACCATTCAGCTTAATTCTGAACGTAATATCAAACACCGATGAGTTCGAAGGAGTAAACTGTGCGTTAAAGGTGAATGTCATCTTTGTACATGACTGATTCTGATCAGGAATGAACTGAGCAATAACATCCGCTGCGCTGGTATTAATTGCAACTCCTGTGGCCGATCTAAACTCTTTAATCACCTTGCTTTTTAGCACAAACACATCAGCCATCTTATCCCCCATCACTTCAAATATGGTTGGGGCTGCGAATGGCATATAAGTGCCTGCTGAAGGCGTACCTTTCTTCAGTATGCCACGGCGTACTTCGTAGGTATCAAGTGTCGATCCATTCTCAAACTGCTCACGTCCGGCTGTATCATAAGTTACATCCAAATCCCAATATAATACTTCAAGACCTGTTAATGTAGGAATGGTAGCCCCAACAACCTTTAATATCTCCCCGTTCAATGAAATATACCCGCCATTATAGTTGGCTCCCGACTGGTCGCATCCACTAAGTATAAATGAATCAACAGGATCAATACCGAAAGCACTAAGCAGCCCATAAAATGCCTCCCTTACAGCTGCATCATTAAAGTCCAGGTCTTCCAGTTCAAGCGGCCACCCTCCGGTGAGATTCGTTTTAAGTTTGTTCATGTTAGTATGTTTGAATAGTGTATTGTTTATCAGCGAACTTGTAATAGTTAACCATCACTTTTAATTGGTCGGTGTTAATGGTTAGTGCCACCGGAACCCATACAATAAAATCCAGCAACGAAGAATATTCAGTCTTCTTATATATATAAACCTTGCTCTTGTATTGATCCCAATCCGAAGGATTAGCTGAAGGAAGTTTATTCGTGTTCGTGCTTAACGACTTGTACACAAACAGCCCTTCAACCGCAAAGTCATCAGCTACATAATTTGTTGCAGCGTTCCACTTCGAATATATATACCGTTTAGGTTTCGCTTCAGGTTTAGTAAACAAAGTAAAGCGTGACCTGTTGGCCACGGTCTCAATCCATATAGCCCTGTTTGTTGGGTCAAACTTATCATTGATCACCTTCTCAAAATAAATCACTTGGCTGTTGTGGTTCATCTTATAAAGTACATCATCCCGGTAATCAACCAAGTTGTCATCCATAACAACAACCTGACTGTGCAACACGTCAAGCCATGCGAACAAAATAGTTTTACGCAGGAAACTCGGTACTAATAACCTTAGAGAAGGCCAATTAAACATACGGTATATAAGTTATTGATGAACTCAATGGATAAGCAGGATCAATAGTTAAATGTCCTGCATCCGGTATATATTCAGTAACAATAGCAGCGTAAGCCAGTGCGCCGTACTTGGCCTCCGCTGTAAGCAATTCAGGGTTAACTATGCCATTAGCTGCCTGCATAGCATCAACCAGCGCAGTTAAACTCAAGCGTCCATTAAATGGAAGGTTGCTAATGTAATTGTTAATAGCATCCTCCAGCGGGAAGCTTGCACCATCAGTAAGTAATGAGCCATCCGATGCCAACACCTCAGGATTATAATAAGCCCGAATAGAAACCTTCAGCAAGTCAGGGTCAGCACTAATGGTTAAAGTATTGGTGCCAGCTGGCTTTATCTTACGTATGTAATCATCAAAGGCTGTAAGTTCAGCCCCGCTAAGTTTAGTAACCACACTACCCACAAGTTTAGCAACCTTAATCCTCACCTGTCCACCGCTTTCAACAATAGCAGCCCGTTTTATTATCTGTGCTGCAAGTGCTGTTCCCGATGTAGTATCAGTATATTTAAATTGGTTATCCAACCACACCAATGTATAACCCAACTGAAACTTAAAGCATTGATCCTGGAACCACGGTGATCCTCCATATTGCCCCTTCACTATCTTATCTTCAATCTCCACCTTAAAATCATCCCACAATGTTTCCTCTACCCACATGGCCGTTGCCACAAGGAATAGGAACAACCGCCACAAAGCAACCTTACTGGTATTTGTAAGATCACTCAATAATGTTTGTGAAGTATCAACGCTCGGTTGCAAACCATTAAGCGTTGCCATTGTTTGCTTTTCCGCAACCAATGCATCATATATTTCTGTTACTGTTCTTGCCATATATTTAATCTTTATACAATTATTGGCATTTTGCCACTTACCATTCTTTTATAATAGTGTTGAACATCAAAATCGCACCATTCACGCTCCTCTACAATTACCTCATCAAACTGAGCCATAATCTGTTCAAACCCAGCACCCCTGCAACCAATAGAAATAAATGCGCCACCTGCTAAACACGCATCTGCACCGCTATATAGGTATGTAACGAGAAGTGTCCCATCGACGTATACTTTCACGGTATTGTTAACGAGCAAAGGGTTGTTTGATTTTACAACAATAATATTATGCCAATTTAAATCAACCTGCTTGAAATTAGTTCGTGTAAAAGACGAGTTTCCGTTTGGATTGTTGAATGCATATATCTGCAACATACCGCCACTTATTAGTCCAAGAATCCAAAGTGATACCCCTGGACTGGCTGCGCCTGCGGCAGTATTTAATTCTAAAAAGCGAAATCCACTTACATCATCTGCTGTACTGTTCATTTTAAACCAGAGGGAAACTGTTATATTGGGAACCGTTGTGGAACTCAGGATATTTGAAGAATTTTTAGTTAATCCATTTCCAGACGCTGTGGTTAGTAAATCAGCGCACTTTAACCAATTTCCAGTGGAAAACGTTGTGGTTCCATATGCCAATAAGTGATTTAGATTTCCGCTATAATCAGACCCGTCTCCATAGTTGAATGTATAATAAGCCCGTAGTGTATTTCTTCTGATAATAAATGGCGACAAATACTTTGAGTTTTCGCTAAGTAAACCTGAAAAATTACCAGTATTTATCCCGCCGGAAAGCCCAGACCCCAGCCCGCCATACAATCCGCTTATTTGTCCTCTGTCCAATCCCATTACGAAGCATAATCAGAACCTTGCCCTTGAACCCAGCATGTTTTTGCAGCTGTTAAGTTGGCTAACGCACCGCATTTCAATACATCATTCGGCATCAATGGTATATATCTGTTACCGTGATTATCAAGTGGAAGTCCGGCAATATTTATACCATCCAAAAAGTTAACATTATACCTTGCAGCATACGTGTTACCCGATGACAACGGTACATTCACAAGTCCAATTGGAATAACTGTCGAACCCCTGTATATATAAATAAACACGTTAACCGTTACAGTGTCGTCCGTAACTCCTGTTAATGAATACACGCGTCCGCCATACGCGCCTGCGGTGTATATAGTCGCTCCGTTCGTATTAGAACCAAGTGTAACTGTATTTGATGAAGCTGCAATAACGCCAACACCACCGTTGGGAACGTTTGCATATTTCGGAATTTGTCCTGCTACTAATGTCATTTTATTGAGGTTTTAAATTAACTTAATATCGTGCTGAAAGTCATTTTACTCGCGTACTCATCAACCTGAACCACGGCAATTATTATATTTTTCTTGAACGCTAAATCACGCAGGTCTTTCACATTAATTTCATTGGTGCAGAAATAATATTCATCCGATCGTGAAGTGCCAACATTGTTTTTCATGTCATTCAAAACGTTGTTGGAATTATTTTGTGTCATTTTTACAGATGCCATATCTTTTAATTATTAGTTAATACTCTGAATGAAGCCACCAAATGGTAATCCAAATCATCAAGGGAAGAATCTACATAAGCCGTTGTTGCTACTTTAGTGCTGTTATCACCAGCCGATTGTGTTGGCGCAGTTGGATTACCTGTCAACGCAGGTGACGCTAAAGGAGCCTTTAAGTCCAACGCTGTCTTAACCGAGTTCTGATCAGGCGCACCATCCGTATTAGTACCTGCCACGCTGTTATACAACCGGGCCTTACCTTTAGTTGACGAAGTTGCATCAGGTACCGAAGCCCCAAATTGCGACCACACCAAACTCGTAACCCCTAAAGTAATTGCATCAGCCGTTTGTCTCCATGTAGTATCGCCGTTAGCGGTACCCGATTGCGTAGAAACAACCGCACCTTGTATTTCAGTCGCGGTACTTGCATCATCGGCCCTTGTCCAGGCACCTGAAGCAACAACATATATACCATTGTCAGCAGCCGTACTTTGGTCTTTAACCAACACGCGATCTCCGACAATTACTGCCACCCCATCAATCGTTTGCGTGCCGCTTAAAGTAATATTAGCGGTAGTGGCCACAACCACATCAGTCTTAGGTTTCAATCCTTCAATAGCCGAATTGATCTTATCATTCACCGCCTTAACCGAAGGATAAAGCGTGTCATTTATGGTAGAGAAGTTAGTAGCTTTATTTCCTTGATCCTCGTAAGTTGTAGATACCGCCGTATATTGCCCGATGGCATATTCGCACACAGCTGAGTTGTTGTAGAAGAACTCAATCCAATCCTCTCCCGCATTAAGCGTTTTGTTAACTGCACCTTTTAAAGTAAGTCCGGATCCATGTACAAAAGTTATATCATTGCTGCCTACCGGGTTTATCCTCACATTCATTGTTAGCGAAATCGTATCAATACTCGCAACTCCTCCTGTGGTAGTAACATTGTAAACACCATAAAATCCTGTAGCATCAAGAGTAATAGAAGTGTCTGTATGCGCAATAGTTGAACTGGTTTCAAATGTACTTTTAACGCCACTCTTAAATATCTTGTCCGTATGGCTTTCATTGTTAAACAGCTTCTGTATTTTATCATACCCGCCATCAATACTGCAATTAAAGAGCTTACTGGTACCCTTTAAAATAAGTGTGCAATTCCTGAACTCCGAATCAGTCACATCAGTACCTGAATCGTACAGGGTAATATCCGATAGGTTATTTACTTCTGTGTGTCGGGCATAACCTGCGGTCATGGTTATATTGCCGTGATACACCTTCGCGGCCAGTGCGTCACCAGTACCAATAAATATACAGGTCGAACGGCCAAGCGCATTCAAATAACTCACGTTTGCGCTGTCGCCGATATAACATCCCGAATCCTGTATCAATAAATTATTTTGTCCAACAGCTGCGTTCCATCCCTCAAAGCTGAATGAGAAAATTTTGTTATCAAAAGTTAAAAGATTCCCCCATTGGAATCGTGTACATGACCCACCACTCTTATCAATAACCACGTTGCCAATTCTATCCTGCCGTGATATAATGGTGTTCGAAGTAAAATTATAAATAACAGGAGCGTACTCTGTTTGGTAGCTCACATCTGTATTAGCCAATACCGTCCAGTTGGTAGTGTCATACTTCGGATGCTTTATAGTACCTGATCCTGTCGTATTTCTGTAATGAAGGTTGTTCCAGCTAACAATTTTGTTAGCGGCTATTGTTCCAAGTATAGCTGTAGTGGTAATTGTAATGGTATTCGCGCTCACTCCAGTTGCCGATCCTCCCGGCAATGTTTCAGTGATCACTTCACCCGGTGCAAATGCAATCCCATTCTTACTTATCACCTGCGCTATTCGCTGACCGAGTATATTAACGGCAACTTTCAGTATAATTTCGCCAATGGCACCGCTGGTACCACCAACTAATAAGTTGCCTATGGTCAATGATCCACCTGCCAGCGTATCGTAAAGTATTTGTGTAGTCCCAGTCCAGGCACCTATAAAGTTTCCGGTAACGTTATTATAATCCGCGTTACTTGCTTTCAATACAGCCTGAGCATAAAATGCTGTAGTACTTTTAGCGGTAACATAAATATTATCTGTGCTATTAAAATAAACCTGTTCAGGAACTAATGAAGAGGAACCCACCAAAGTTTGAAGCTCACTATATGTAAGTGAAGTTGTGTCCGAAACAAGATTCTCCCAATGTGCGGCATTATAGCTTCCTGTTGTACTTTGCGTTGCTCTTTTAATGGATTTACCGACTACGGCAGTCATCCCGGCCACATAATTGCGTGACGGGTTATAATCCGAAGTGCTTAGCAATGCGTTATCATCAACCTTATTCGGATAGCTCTGAACAAGGTATTGAAGTAGCTCATTCAATTGGGCACCAGTTATCTCCTGATTACCATTTGTAGTAATGTAAGAGTCAATAAGGGCTAATAATGCTGCTTTATCCATTAGTTAAAATCATTATTAAAATCACTGTTGTAATCTCCTCCCAACTTACCGTCACTCAATGCTGAACTCACAGGCTTCAATCTTTTCTCCTTGTAATAAACTTGCACATCTCTGTTTACAGGATCCGATTTAATTTTCAATATCTGTCCCTCATGCAAAATGCTGCTACGTGTCAACTCCGGGTTATCATCAATTAATTCCTGTACACCTTCAATCCCACCGTATTGCTGTATGGCAATATCCCAAATTGTTTGCCTGTCTTTAACCGTTATCGCTATCGTTGCCATACTGCGCCTCTATTTGTATGTCATCAAAACTTTTCACTTTAAGTTTTGTTATCGTCATGCCGTCAGCTTCAAACTCACTCTGTATGTCGGCTTCCAATTCGGCTCCGGTCTTATCTTCCTCAATCGAATTAACCAAACCAACGCCTGTAGTCGGGTGTTGTTTGTATTCTCCTTTTTCGGCCAGTAACAAAAACTGCTGGTTCTGCAAAGTGCTTTCGCCCATTACAAAGTCCCCGTTCTTTATTTGCATATCGAATGTGGCACCAACTATAAAGTCAAACAGCTTACCCATGTAATACGTTTTCGTTTTCTATATCCTTAAAGCTTCCCAGCGACAACGCAGCCACTGCTGTATTTAACGCTGCCTGAAAAGCCGATGGCGCTCCGCTGCCCGGTTCAGGAATAGGTGTCGTTTTAATAACCTGCAAAATGGCATTCAACAACTTGTTATTAATATTCAATTGCTTCTGTAACTCCTGTGTCTTTGTTAATCCGCCAAACTTATCACCGTTCAGCTTCAATATCCCGCCCTCCGTAATTTCAATTATACCATTCGCTTTAGTCTTAATTAAATACCGTTTAACCTTCCCAAAAACGGCAACGTATTTAAAGTTCGCATCGTTGCCAATGGTGGAAACCAAAACTATTGATCCTATCTCCGGTATTGTTACAATCCCTTCATTGTCACTATCAATAGTCGGCTTCAATCTTACTGTATAATCTATCGCTCCTCCATCATTTGGCTCAACATCACAGGTGTATTTACTTTCATCAACAGCTATAACAGTAGCAAAGTAGACTTGTACAGTGGCTTTTCCTTTTATTAACCGGATAAGCTCCTTACGTATTTTTTCTCCTGTTGTCATTCTACTAATGTTGCGGTTGAACTTCTTCCTAATTCAATACTCCTGCTAAAACCTGTGCTATCATTATATGTGGTCTTAATGGAGTCAATAAAAAAACTTCCTTTCCGCTCCGGGTACTTATCATCCATCAGGTTAGCAACCATACTATGTTTAGGTCTCGGTATGCCTTTACCTATGAATGATCCCCTGTAACCATCATATTTTAATTTATTAATTGCTTCTTTGGCTAAAATATTCAGCTCCGCCTTTGTTTTATTATGCCAATGTATTGTGACTTGATCGGCATCTATTCCCTTATTTCCTGCTTTAAAATCTTCTTCAATTGCTCCGTCCCCAACTTCAACCGAAATGCTTTTACCATTGTGCTGCATACTAATTGCTTTCACCTTTACCCGTATATCTTCCTTTCGCTTATAAGTTAAATCCTGCATCAACGCATTTTTTTGAAAATGGTAATTAACCTCTCCCAAATTCTTCTCCTGGTATGCAAGGCCCACATATAATTTCTTATCCCTGAAGTAAGCCACAAGCATAAATTCCTCCTTTAATTGCTCCAAAGCCTTCGCAACGCTAACCCTGTCAATTTTAAATGGCGACAAAACTATCTCCGGGCACTCAATGGTTGATCCTGCTGGTAAAATTTCATGCAGCATATCACTCAGCTTAATGCTTCTCCAGCTCTTGTTTACCTGTCCTTGCTTCAGCTTCCACATCTCGTCTTCACACTTAATTTCAAGAGGTGCGCCCGGTATAATCTCAGTTACGTAGCCCTCATACTCGGTATAAAGCTCCTTATCATAACCCAGCTTTACAGTAACCGTGTCGCCAACCTTAATCAGTTTCTCCAGCTTAACCTTATCCGCATCCTGAAAATTTGGAATCTTAAGCGTTGCCGTATCTGTCAGTATTTTAAAAGAACTATATATTTCTGCGCTGTTACATCGGTTCTTAAATTCATAATCACCAATAGTAATAAGGCTGTCCATTGCCACTTGCGCCCTACCCATTCTTCTTCTTTATTTCAAGTTCAAACTCCTTGTCACTCTTGCAAATAATCTCGTAAGGCTGAAACCCAATACCCCCTTCAACCGGAACCACACGTAAATCCATTATCGACACCCTGTCAATTCCAAACATAGTTGTAAGCGGTGTAACTATTTTCAGGCTGTTACGCAATTCATAAATGGCTCTCAGCTTCCGAACCTGTTCATCGGGGTATTCTTCCGGGTTATTTTCATCCACACATATACCGCGTATCACCACGTTATAATCCTTCATTGCAAACAGTTCCTTAAACGAACCATCATTCCCATCAAAGTCAGTTTCAACAATCTTTTTCGATCCCGAAATTTCAATCAACGGTTCATTCGGCAGCGTAAAGTATTCAAGCTCATCGTTGCGTTTGCTTATCTGCATTTTGCAGGGCATAAAAATGGGAGTGCCAAAAAAGCTTTGTACTTCAGCAACCGTTTCCGGCATATTTATTTCATCGAATGCCGGGCTGCTCTGCACCCGTTCAGTAACATCCTTATTCGCGTAGGGATATGCCACGTACCCGAAGGCCGATTTATATAAGTCAAGTATGTTAATCCTTCCGTTCATTTTTTATTTATGTGGCCCCTGAGCGAAGTCGAATGGTTAGTCATTATACGCCGCTAATTCACCGCCCCTTATTGCGCGTAACAATGTTTCTTCTACAATCCGTACTATCTCATCGGTTCCTTCCTTAAGCGTTGCTGGAGTAATATTCAAATGTTCCACAAGGCTCTTTAAATTCACCGTTACATTTTTAACAGTCCGTCCACCTTCACTTATCCTGCCCGTTGCTTCAGTTATACTTTCATCCAGCGAAGTCGATGTGCCTGAAGTACTCGCTGGCTTATTCAACGCGCCCATAATACCACCACTGAGCGAATCCATAGTACCGCCTTCAGCCATTGCTCCTGGGCCGGTACTTTTATTGCTCTTCAATCCAAGCAATGATTTTGTTTTCTCATACACCCACTCAATGCCCTTCATAAAAGGTTTCCATATATAATTCCACATCCATTCAATGGGTTTAATGAAAGCGTATTTTATAACGGCCCCAACCAATTCAAAGTTTTTACCTATCAGCCATACCGCATCCTGCAATATTTCCGACTTATTATACATCTGCACAATGTAATTAACCGCATTGCTCAGTCCGTTTGTTAACCAGTTAATGCCTTTGGTAACAGATGGCAAAAACACGTCCCCAATTTTTATAGAAATACTTTCCACAGCTCCTTTAAAACGGCTCAGTGCTCCATTGTAAGTATCTGTTTGTATAGCAGCCTGTTCATACGCCGTATTCGTTCCTGTCACCTTCTTACCCATTTCATCAACAGCCTGAGCATTCTTAATAAGCAGCTGTGCCGCGTTTATATTTTCACGTCCGAACAAGTGAGCCAGCAACACAGTGTCCTTTAAATGTGGCTTAAGCTTCACTAATGTTTTGGTTAATCCATCCGCCCGCAGATCAATACCGGGTAAAAACTTTGTTTTCGTTTGAAGGGCCAGTAAAACGTTACGCAGCCCCGTTCCGGCTTCACTTCCCTTTATCGCGTTTTGCGATAGTATTTCCAATGCTCCAACAGTATCTTCCAAACTAACCTTTGCAATTGCAGCGGTTGATCCTGTAATCTTCAACGACTCAGCTAAGTCAGGTATTTCAGCAGCGCCAAATTTCGCACCCGCTGCCAGTGTATTAATTACACGTCCTGCCTCCGAAGCTTTCAAACTAAACTGGTTAATGGTAGCAGCCATTGTATTTGCTGCCATCGGCAGGTCAACACCCGCTGCTTGCGAAAGGGTAATTGTTTTATCTTGCAATTCATCCAGCCCCTTAATACCGCCAATACTCGCAATGTCAATATTCGATGCAAGTAACTTATAAGCTTCAGCGGCTTTCATTGCGCCTAATCCTGTCTTGGCCCCTACATCCAATGATCTATCCGCAAGATGCTTCAGATCATTTCCGGCAATCCCGGTAATTGCAGATACCTCAGCCATTGTTTGCTGAAATTCGCCCGCTTTATTAATTGGAATTACGAGAGCTGCACCTAATGCAATAACCGCAGCTGCTATTAAAGCAACCGGATGTTTCATACTCACTAATGATTGCACCATGCCGCTAACAGCTCCTGAAGCTTGTCCGGCCATACCTTCAAGTCTCGAAAACGCACCACTTAAAAATGGAATTTGAAAACCGCTTTTTCTTGCACCATCACCCACTTTACTAAGCTTGTCCTGCAGTCCTGCAAACCTGTGCGAAACCTTATCGCTCATTCCACTGATCTTGGAAAGAACAGATGTAACTCCATCTGTCATTTTAAGTTTCCATTCACTCAGTTTCATTTGGGTATGGCTTAACGTTTGAGTTGTCTTTTACGTTCGTCCTCACGAACCCAGTCTAATTGTGCGAACCGAAGAGCCACCTCCTCGTCAGACAGCTCTTCGGGTTTTGGGATGTGAAAATAAAAGCTAAGCTGGGCATACATCTGAAGTATTGACGAACGATTTACTTCAGCCCTGGCTTCGCTTAAAGCTTTTTTACCGTAGCGTCTGCGAACTCAACAATTTCGTCAAGCTGCGTAAGCGCACCGCTCTTCAGGTAATCGTCAGCATCAATTGCCGGATCACCTTCAATCTTACAGTTCTCCCAAATGCTCAGGTTAAACGTAAGAGGCTTTTTGTTCTCGCTGGCCTTTGCGCGTTGCAGATCAACGAATTTCGGTTTACGCATTATTGCCACACGCTCCTTACCTTCGCGATCGGTAACTGTTATTTTAAACAGTTCACCATGCTTTGCTTTCAAAGCTTCAATCTCTTTTGCGGTTGGTACAACATATCCGGTTGCAGTTGCTTCCTTAGTATTTTCTTCTTTTGCCATTGTATCAGGTATTAGATTAATAATTAAATGTTAAAGGGCCAGTGCGTCAGAACCCTCTCCTTCGGAGAGGGCAGGGTGAGGTTATACGTTATACAATATATCCCCAATCGCCAAATCACACACAACTTCCATGTGATCATCGCCGGTCTTTCCACCCTTCTTAAACTTCTTAATGCGAACAGCCACCAGCTTATCAACTGTCGACACACCTCCCGCAGGAGCATAAGCCACAGTAATGTTGAAAGCAGGAATCTGCGTAACCGATTTTCCTTTCGGAACGCTCTGTTGTAAAGCTTCAAACTCACTTTGCAAAAGCGTCATCGATCCGGAGAAGGTAGTTTTACCTCTGCCCAATGCAACGGGCTTAGAACCCCTGCCATGTACTTCCGTATGATCTTTTGATTCTTCATACTCAATAGCTGCGATGCCATCTATTGGCTGTATCTTACCGGGAATTATCACTTGAACATCTTCCCAGGCATATTCATTTCCGTTGATCATTTTATTTCAGGTTAAGTTTAATTTATTGTTTGTCCCCCTGAGCGAAGTCGAAGGGTTACGCAGTTGCCACCTTATATGCCAACTTCACATCAATGCTGCTTGCCACGCCTTTAGGTACAACGTCAACCTCAATGGCTATCTCGCTGGTCGATAAAACATCCTGAGCTGGGTTGCAATAAGCGGTTACACCGCTAATCTCACCCTTGCTGGTCATCTGCTCATCAATAGCCTTTTCAACTTCTCCCTGAAACCCTTTGCATGTTGCCACAGGCAGCGTACCCAAGTCAGGATCAACATCAACTTCATCTTCAATGTCGTTGGTATACACATCGCGGGTAATCCGCGCAACTTTATCCATCACACGTCCGCGGCTCAGCGTATTAAAGTCGTCCGTCAAAGGGCAGGCAGCATTGTCCTTATTGAAATAGTAACCAGTTTTTTGAACGTGTTGTTTCAAAAAGATCAAACCTTTATCATGCAGGGAGTCAAGGTTAGCATCAGTAAGCGTGCTGTATGCTGCATCATTGCTAAATCCTGCGTTTGCAATAGCCGATGCGCCGTTTTTAACACGCGCAATACTGCGTTGTACTGGCAATCCTGCAAGTACACCAAGCGCGTAACCAACACAAGCGTACTTAGCGGCATGTGCGTTTGCTGTAACAAAATCTCTGTCCTGGGCTATCACAACGCCAAGTCCGTTTGCGTTCGGCCCGGCTGCATCACGCAGATCAGTTGTCGATGAAGCATTACCCTGCCAGTTACGGCCTTCAAGTAAAGCCCTGCAATAGCGGTATAACCCGCGCTCTTCAACAATCAGTTCCTGCATTTTGGTAATAGCGGTTGCAAGATCAGCCTCCAATTGTCCTGAGTAAGTTGGAGTATACGCGCCATCCGGTACCATAGTAATCCCGATCAGCTTCACCTTACCATTCAGTGTGCTTAAAATCTTTTTTGCGTAGGTCAGCGTTTTGTCGCACATGGTAGTCATGCGTACAGTTTTGGCAACAACCATAACATAAAGCTTTGTTCCGGCAGGTGCGCCCTCATAAAAGTCGCTGATGTGCTTATGTGCGAGGCATGTATTGGTAGTGTCGTAAGCGGCATCAATGCCTTTGTCTTCAGCATCAGCCACCGATTCAAACGGGCCAATCACATCACCCAGGGCGAACTGTCCGCCAACTGCAACTCCGCTAACTATAAGTGCCGATGTTCCGTCTTCGGAAGTGGCAAGGCCTCCCAAATTGTTATTTGAGATAGATACGTTTACTTTAGGTTGTCCCATTTTTTCTGTATAGTTTAAAACCGATTAATAATAATAACATCAATAGGGTTGTTACTCCAACCCATGCTAAAACCTTCACCCATCCGGGTATATATCTTACTTCAACAGTTGCGGTTCTTGTGGTTAACGAATTACGCTGCCTCAGCTGGAAGATTGTTTCCTTTAAAATTTTAACCTGCTTTTCCAGTTCCGGACAAGTGCAGGTTGCGTCAAACGCGCCGTTAACAATCTTCGCCGATATAATGGCCCGTTTACTTTTCACTTTCATTTCCGGCATATTTACAATGCCATTTGGGGGGCATTTAACCAACGCCTGTATCGATGCCGTATCAGCAGGTATACGAATAACAGTATCCCTGTATTCGCGTTTAATAGTCGTTGAAGTGCTATCTTTAACCACAGTACTCGTTACCGCCTGCGGGCATTTGCAACCCGTAACCACAACAATCGCCAGCAGTATAGTAGCCAAAGCAATCAAATAATATTTAAATGATTTCATCATATCCATTTACTTACTACGTACACTTGTCTTTTTAACCTGCGTTTCTTATAAACGCCATCCCCTTCACGGCTCCCGGCATCATTCGTATTACCTTCAATAGTCAGCACAATAGTGTCGCTCCATTCAAGTATCATTCCCACATGGGCCACCCGTCCCTTATCCGGGAAATAAATCCCGAATGCATCTCCTTTAAGTGGCGTTGCATTATCGTTTGAGTTGCGCTGATAAACTACATGATCCTGTGGAAACCAGTTAGGGCTCCATCCGCTCTTTGGGTTTGGTATACAATTCACTTTATAACACCAGCTAACAAAGGCAGCACACCACGGCGCACCCTTTGCAAGGCCCACACTTTTCAGGTAGGCCTCCACTTGTTTACCGTCATTGTTTCCGGTAAGCTCGCGTACGCCAAGCTGACTAATAGCGGTAATTGTAACCTGATCCCTTAAACTGCCCTGGCTAAAACAACCAGTGCCAATAAAAAGACCAAGTACAAGCAAACAGATATTTTTAATCTTTGCCATTTGGTTACTTCTGTACTGTTAAAATCTTCCCTGAATGCTTTTTGAAAATATTCGAATACCTCCGGGAATACCTGCTTTATTCCCATCCATGCCATCCCGTTAAAAATCAACATCGCTATTGCAGCAAATACAATTATCTGCAATATGCCCGCGTCATACGTCCCGGCTGTAGGGTCAATCCAGCGCAGAATAAACGGGCTAAAAAAGAATAGAAGGACAGCTACGGGTATTCCCCACAGCTCTTCCTTCCATTCTTTTAATATGTCAATTAGCTTTCTCAATTTTTTACTTTTTCTTTTTACCTTTTCCTTTTTCAGCTTGGCCTGAATTATCTTCTTTTGATTCGCCTTTTTCTTCAGCGATCTCAAACTCATCACGGTTAAACCGGATAAGTTCGCCAAGCTTATTACCAAAAGCGTGAGTCTTCGCGCTTTCAATATGTTTTTCGGTAAAAAACTGTCCGTCCGAAGTAGCGTGAAAAACGTTCTCCTCCTTATGGTTTTCGAACATCTCCTTAGCCTTTGGTGTTAGTTCCTCTTTGTTCATTTGGATTTTGATTATGGTGTTTAAAATATTTCTTTAACATCAACGTGGTGAAGAATCCGGCTGCCGATCCTACCGTGGCAAGTACTATCGTACTGATCACCGATTCGATGGAGATGAATCCGAGGAGCTTGCCCACGAAGGGCATAATAGCTCCCAGGATTGTTCCCCCGATCTCCTGACCGTGTCGATCCATGCTTAAGCGGATGCTGATTCGATCAATGCTATTGAACCCACTTCGGTTGCACGGGCTTTCTTACCTCCGAAGCGAACTTCAGCCGAAAGCACATCACCATAAAATTGCGGGTCTTTATTCTTTTCGAATACCTCAACAGTACCTTGTGCGCGTCTTACAAAATTTCTGTGCCAGAATAAGCAGGCAAGGTTATCAGCAGCTGCTACCGATGCACCGTAAGCTTTAATTACAGGTGTTCCGGTGTTATCGTAACGTATTGCAGATGATCTCACGTAAATCTGAATACCTAATAGCATACCAATTGCACCCTTAGTAAGCACTGCATTACCTATCTTCTCGTAGCTAACAAATTCAGCTATCTTCAGCAAGTCAGCATACATGTTCGCGTCAATCAAGGCGTAACGGCCGTCTTGCGAAATATCCATACGGTTAAACAAACGGTTAACTTCAATAAAGTCATCTTTAGCAACCGCTTTACGGTTTCCGGTTTGTCCGGTTACATAACCTGTACGTGCGCTTCCGCTTGTACGTACAAAATTGGTTGCAAGTGTCGGAGCCCATTTAATAGCCAACTCATCAGCTATACGTGTTTTAAGCGTATCAATATTGCCCGAAAGCAACGACTGTCTTTTAGCGTAACTCACCTCTACTTCTTCAGTATTCTGTAAAATAATCGGATCAGTTGTGTACGAATCCACGTCATAACTCGCTTCAGTATCAGTTCTCTTTGCTGCGGTAGCTGGTAACGATGTACGGTTCTTGGTAACACCCGGTACGCTTCCGGCTTCAGGCAAATGCACCTTATTGCCTTCTAAAAACGGACTGTCATCAACCGAATTCATAAAATAACTATTGTCCGGAAAAATGTTATCGGCAATGTCTTTTGCCCATACTTCCGTTTGAATAGCCATACACAAGCTTCCCGCGTTGCTCAAGAAGAAACCCGATCCAAAGATCAGCGCGTCAGTCGTTAAGAATACGGCATGAGGGTCAGCATGAAAGCTCCCTGCCAGCATTGGCGTTGCCACTGCTGAGAAAATAGTTGCCAGTAGCAAGTTTGCGAATACTGACATGAGTTTTAACTGTTTCATAATTATTGGTTTTGGTTTTTAGTTTACTATTTATTGTTTACTGTCTACTCTCTTCCTGCATTGGGGGGCTACGGCCTTTCAGCTTTCGCCCCCTCTCTCAGGGTATGCTATTAAGCGGCTACCGCTCTCGATACTTCAACAAACGTGGTACCGTTGTGAAGGAATGTTATCGCTGAGGTTTTGCTTGCAGTCGCTGCAAGTGTTCCTCCCTGCGCCGATAGTCCGGTACTGAATGTTACAGTACGTGCCGATCCGTCAGCGGTAAACAACATTACCAACTCATCGCCTGCCTCAGCTTCAGATGTTGAATCAACGGTAACTGTCATCGCTTCCGCAATGGCAATTTTTGCAATGGTCCTTTTAGCCACATGCACAATTGCGACAGCTGCCGCAGTTGTTTTCGTTTGCACATCAGTAGTCGGATGCTTGATCGAATAATCAACAGTTTGCGAAGCCGTTGGGGCTTTGAAGTCTGTTTTCTTTCCGGTTGTATAGTTTATTTTCATTTCGTCATTAAAGGTTAAAACGTCCAACTTATTTTTCAGGGGCTTATCATAGCCCGGCAGCGTTTTACGCTGTTTTGTAGAAGCCATCGTACAATTTTTTGTACTCTTCAGGTTTCTCGCGCTTCATTGCAAGCAGTCCCTTTGAGTCCTTTTTGCTCCAGTCGTCGAAAGTCCATGCAGCACGAGGGTCGGCTACAATCTCCTTACCGCTTGCATCAAGCTTAGCAGTCAAAGTGGTATGCGCTTTCTTCGCATCCAGTATTGATTTTGTCGATTCAAAATCAGCAGTTGCAAGTTTCACATAAGTGTCCTTTTCAGCAGCGGTAATTTTACCGGAGGCAACTGCATTGTCAACAAGGCTAATAACCGTAGCGGTTTTTGCTTCATCCACTTTAGCTTGCAGCTCAGTGATCTTTTGCTCCAGTTCAACTTTCTTCGCATCAAGGTTAGCCTTGTCAGCTTTCAGAGCCTTGATACCTGCAATCACTTGCTCTTCCGTTGCGTCAGCAGCAAGGCCGAGGGCAACTATAAACAGTTTTAAATCTTTCATCGTTTCTATTTTTGGGTTTAGTTTGTGCGCGGATAACATAATCGATAATTCTTCCTTCTCTATCACATTGCCTTTTTCATCTATTAACCGAAGGGCATTTCCATTACTTGGAACAGGCGTAAGCGATACTTCAAGTAGTATGCATTTTGTGCAAACGGGTACATCTTCAAATCCCGGCATCCCTAATTCAAACTCAACAGGATGAAGACCTATTGAAGCTCCGTTTAAATAGTCCTGATCCACTTTACTGGATAACATCATTGCTTTAGGATCATTCTTATCAAACTCCGGTTCAGCCAGTAGGTCGGTTCCTTCAACTCGTACATTATTCCATTTCCCCGGTATATCATCGGGTCTATGGTTGAATAGCATAACAGGGTTCCCTTTAAATCTTGTCAGATCAATGCCGCTTGTCAATACAATAAAGCCGTATGAGTTTGGCTCCTGCGTTGATAGTTTAAAGGTTTTTGGCATGTTAAAATATTTTCGTTTGGTGCCGTAATGCGGTCTTTATACATCACAAAGTTGCGCCGTTATTCCCCGCAAAAAAAATTA